AGGAATCGAACCTTACCTAACTTCGCTAAGTAGCTGAAGAGTCACCTTGACTTTTTCCATAAGCTTTTGGCTTCTGGTTGCCCTTTCGGGAACAACAACCGGTATATGTCTTTCGACATATGTATATCTCTCGATATACGTATATCTTTCGATATAGAAGTTAGTCATCAATCGTTAATAAAAGTTACTGCAGGAATGATCTTATCAGATCGGAACACATGTAATTAAAGGAAGTTACACAACCTGGGAATTGTGATCAGTTTTACATTGATTTAACCCGAACCTCTCCTTTCTTTGCATCTGATCGAAGTATTATTTCTCCTGGGAGTAAACAAACGACGACAGCCTGCTAGAAGGCACAATCCACTACACAAGGTATTTCTTCGGAAATCACCCGGCTGTCAAATGGCGTTCTATCAAGAAACGCAAGATGACAGTTGTGCTAGCTAATGGTAGTAAGTAGACTACCCGTCGACACGTAAGGAAAGTTGATGTCAGGTCTGGACCCCTAGGGGACCAACGAAGACACCATCTTTAGACGTATAAAATCTTATATGTGGTTTGGATTCCACCAAGCTACATTCTTGAACATGGGGATCCCATGCGTTCCGAAAGGGACGGTCTCTGGGTAATTTGCTGAATACCGAGTAAGTTGAGGTATCTTAGTACAGGATCACGTGGAAGCTGCACTCCCTAATAAGGAGTTCTGTTCGACTATGTCGAAAAGGCACTACACTTGATAAGAGAAAAGAACCCTACTGAAAAGGCAGTTTCAGCTACTACAGAGAGTACGCCGACCCTTATTACCGCTATGCTACCCTAATATTGAGTTAAGGGAGCCGAGACGGGGCGGAGATGAGATTAGTAAAAAATGAAACTATTTATACTTTTGTTTCTTATTTTGGTGCATTTAATCATACTATCGGGACCAATTTTGGCCCTAATAGTAGGTTTAATGAACATCAGAGAAGATATCGAGGAAGGATTGAAACACCTTCTTAAGAAGATATTTTCCCCTAAACAAGAAACGGATCCTATAGATTCAATCGGAAGTACCTTTAAACAGTACTTGACCTCGTCGTTTACGATTGTTGTTTACCCAATCTGTATTTTCCTTTATTTCTTATTCCTTCCTTTCTTTGTACTTTGTTACGCCCTTATTGGGTTTGGCGAAGCATTAGGATTCGAAGGACTCGGAGCCTTGCTCGAAGAGCTCGGCCAAATGGCTTTAATAAGAATTAAAGCCCTTGCCCGATGGGGTGAACCCCATAAGATAAAACAGGAGAGTAAGGTTTGGGTGAAAACCTCGTATGGCGACTTAGCCCCTTCTAAGAAATTAAAACTTCTCAAAACGGACTTAGTAAAAGGTCGACCTTCACAAGCTGCGAAGGTATCGAAAGAACTTAAAAGATTCGCTTCAATAGTAGCATTTATTACTAATACCCAGCATTTGAACCCTTGGTACAAGATGTTCTTTAGTCGAGTGGAAAGAATGATTCTTGTAAACGGTTTGAATTATACATTCAAATATTTAAAAGAGGCATTCAGACTACTAACTAAAGCTCTTAGTGGAGATCCTGTCTCTGCTAAACTTAACAAATCTGGAATCAAGCTCGATAAGTATGGCATGCCTACGATCTTTCCTCTCGCTATGCGGGAAGAAATCCGAAGGTATATTGATCAATGTAATAACCCAGATACTCCATCGCATAACCCTTATACAGTTCATGAACTGCATCATGGTTTTGTTATGAAGAACTCTGAGCCTTACGTTCAAGCCCACGTTGTGGGCGTGATGTCAATAGCTGCCATATTTAGGGTGCTTAAAACCAATGTTAAGCCAAGTGTAAGTACTATCATCGGTCCCTTTACGGGAACGTTTCAGACTTATTCTAATAACATCTTAGTTTCCGCATTGCGGAACCTTCACCAGCCTCAAAGACACGGGGGGCGATACGATATCGCCAAAGGTGTATTTGTACCCAAATATATCGAGTTTCCTCCTATCCGAATATCTATCGGATCTTTCCACCCTGTAATGTCTGCAAAAGCTGGACCTAACGGTCCTTTAGCAACTTTTCATGCAGGCTTAGATGCATTAGCATTTATGCACCACATGAAATCAATTCCACCTTTATTAAGATGGATGTTTGCTCAAAAGGCTTTTGTATGGATTATATGGTTCTTACTAATTTTAACGTTAGTAGGAATACCTTATATTTCCTATTACTGGTGGCATAGATTCTTTGGATATGTTTTCTTTTCATTCTTACCCGCCCTGCTTGCGCAGGTTTTCTCCAACCTTATTTCTAAGGATGAGGAACACGGGCCAACAACCTCTGGTTATTGGTATTATCTATTTAAGAGAATTTTCCCTTATCATGATACTTTAAGAATTGAATGGAAATCCGGACTAGATCCCCGAGCAATCGGAGAACTTGGAAGGTTAACTTCGGTATATGACCAGGCTGGTAAAGCGAGAGTTATCGCTATTACTAACTGGTGGATACAAAGTGCCCTTTTCGGGCTACACTCTTCGATTTTCAGACAACTCGGTATGTTACCGACAGATGGAACTTTTGACCAGGCTAGTGCTTTTGAACGATTTCTATCGAAATTGGACAAATCACACAAAATGTCTGGCTTTGATCTATCTGCTGCAACAGACCGACTTCCTATTCAACTCCAAGCTGATATTTTATCAGCCGCTGGAATCGATGGGAATCTCTGGAAATCTCTCCTCGACTTTGAATGGTGAACACCTTCAGATTTTGAAGGTGTAGGTGCTATTAAATATGCCGTCGGACAACCGATGGGAGCGTACTCCTCTTGGGCCATGTTAGCTTTGACTCACCATGTAATTTTATACATCGCATGCGTGCGGTCGGAAGTTGACTTTAAAACCCTTAACTATGCAGTATTAGGTGATGATATGGTTGTAAATAACGATATTGTCGCCAATCAATACATCTTAGTAATGGGTGAACTGGGCGTGTCTATCTCAATGGGTAAATCAGTAATATCAAATAGATTTACTGAATTTGCCAAAAGATTACAAGGTCCAGGTGTCGACTTCTCTCCAATAGGACCTGGTGCAGTTTTAGCTGCATGCAGATCCGGCTACATGTTCCCTGCTCTATTTAGAGCATCCTGGGGTAACGTTTTCAAAACGTTTGATGACATACTTGAAGCAGTTAAACGAGTTCCATCAGGTTTAGTCGCGAGACGAGACCTAATGAAGTTTATACAACTTGTTCTTTGGCAATTTTCTCATGTACCTAATAGGGTACAGTTATCGCCCAGCATGTTAGTCGGAAATGATTTCCCGATCGAACATGTTTCTGGAATAACTGGTCTATCAGGCGCCATAATTGCAACTCAGTTTGCAGATTCAATATCGAATTTGCTAATGAGACAATTTAGGCAAACTATGAAAGATAGCCATCTTCCAATAATGGCATTGTTTACAATGCTATTTACGAAAGAACAAACAAGTTCTATAACTACGAAACTCTTCGAGCTGCTTCTTGCGCTTCTTAATCCTGGTTTCTGGCTGTACCTATACCATGCCCTAACGGGCCCTACTTATGCTTGGGAGAAACTGGATGCTTTCTTTGAAAACATTCCAGCAGCCTTAGGGGATCGTCGGGACTCTATTGAGAAGATGAGATATTATCTTACTCAATGGCCCAATAATTCCGTTTGCGAGATCCCTCTTTCTAAGAAAGAAGGACAGCTTGCACAGAGATTCTTAGCTGATGTCTTAAAAGACATGCAGAGAAGAAATTCTGTTTCTAAGGCCTTCCCTCTCAACATAAAATGGTATGAGTTAGAAGGATATACTCCTTCTTACTGGCACGATCCAGGGCTTCTTCCAAAATTCCCTAAAGGGGTCTAGAGCCTAATTGGCAATTTCTTGCTCAAATAGGTTTTCTCTATTCCTTTAGCTTGTTAAGGTGAAAGCACCTTGATTAAGGTTCTTTGTTGGTTATTAGTGAGAGGTAATACTATACTCCCGTATGAGAGTTGTCATATCCGCTCCGACTAAAACCGGTTTCGACCGGGGGGTGTCGGGTGCG